AATGAAAAAAGAGGGTATTGATAATTTTACTTTTGAAATACTTGAAGAGTGTACTATTGAAAATTTAGATGAAAAAGAAGCATTTTATATTAATCTTTATAATTCATATAATTATGGTTATAATAGTAATAGAGGAAATAAAAAATCTTAATTTGATTTACTAAATAAAAAATGATATAATATAATTAGAAAATGAAAGGAGAAAAATGATTATGTGATTATCTTTTCTAAAAAGAATTAATAAGAATAAACAATGTATCACTTCTCTTGAAGATATTCCTAAGTATATGAAGATTAGTAATAGAGAATTGCAATTAGATACTTTAACTCCACAAGTGGCTGAATCTTTTGATGCATATATTAGATTTTGAAATATTGTAGATGATGAGTTAGGTATATCTTTATCTCAAAGAGAACCTATTAAAATATATATAAATTCAATTGGAGGAAATTTAGAGGCGGCAATGACAATAATGAATTCAATTCAAATATCTAAAACTCCAGTTTATACTTTTAATATAGGTTCTACTTATAAAGAAAGCTTTTTAATATATATGGCTGGACATAGAAGATTTGCATATAATAATTCTATGTTTATGTATACAGATACAATCTTTCAAAAACCTATTGAAGAAGATAACGAATCAACATTTTATAATAAAAATGCTTTATTAACAAATATACAAAATGATATTAAAATATTTTTAATTGAAAAAATAAGCATAACTGAAACTCAATATGATAAACATAGTAAAAATGAATGGTGGTTTTCATCTAATGATGCGTATAAACTTCATATATGTAATGAGATATCCAGAAATCATTATCACTATATAAAAAAAGATAGATAGGGAGAAAAAATATGACAATGAATGAATTTTTACAAGAGCTAGAACAATTTTCAAAATATTTTAGTCCTGAAGCAATGAGTTTTTATACTGATTTAAAAGAAAAAACTCAAAATACTTTTACTGAAAATGGTAAAAAAATACTTATTTGTATGCAACAAAACGAAGATAAATATAAAGTTTTTAATTCTAAACAGTTGGGAGAATTATTATTTATGCCTCCACGCTCAGTTTCTGGAGCTATGAAGAAATTACTTAATGAGGGGTATTGCCGCAAACAAGCTTCAAACCCTGTAACTTATGAATTGACTACTTTGGGCAAAGAAACTCAATTTGACGAATAAAAAATTTTTTGATATAATATTTATATAGAAAAAAATAAAAAGAGAAGAAATAGAAAAGGAGAAGAAAACTAAATGAAAAAAATGATTAATACTGAAAGAATTGAAGGTAGAATTTATCAACATAATTTAGTAAAGAAAACTGTACAAAATCAAGCATCTCAAAATTTTGGTAAAGAATTTATATCAGGTAATATTGAGGTTGCTGTTAATGATGAAGGAACAGTAGTAATTCCAGTTCACTTTACTTATGTTGTAGAAACAACTAACTCAGGAAATAAAAATGCAACTTATACTAATTTAGATAAAATTATTAATGGTGGAAAAACTTGGGTAACAGATGGAAAAGATGAAGCATTAAAAGTAAGAATTGATACTGCTTTAGCTGTAAATGATTTCTATACACAAGATGATAGATTGGTAACAACAAAAGTTAATGAAGGTGGATTTGTTTCAATTATATCTGACTTAGGTCCAGAGAATGAAAGAAACACATTTACAGCAGATATGTTAATTACAAATGTAATAAGAACAGAAGCTGACCCAGATAAAAATATAAAAGAAGACTATGTAACTGTAAAAGGTGCAATATTTAACTTCAGAAATGCTTTACTACCTGTTGATTTTATAGTTAGAAATAAAGAAGGTATGGAATATTTTGAAGATTTAAATGCATCTCAAAATGAACCAGTGTTTACAAAAGTATGGGGTAGAATTAATTGTGGTTCAATAGCAAACGAAGTTAAGGAAGATACTGCTTTTGGAGAAGAAGCTGTTAGAACTTTTGAAAGAAAAATAAAAGAATGGGTTATCACAGGAACATCAAAAGTACCTTATGAATTTGGTGATGAAACTATATTAACAGCTGCAGAAGTTCAAAAAGCTATGCAAGATAGAGAATTAGCATTAGCTGATACAAAGAAACGTAGTGAAGAATATAGAGCTCAAAAAGCTGCAGGAACAACTACAAATGCGTCTGCTACTACAGTTACTGCAACAAAAGGAACATTTAATTTTTAATAAAACTCTATAATGGAGGAGCATAGCCTCCTCCTTATTTTAATATAAAAAGGAGAGTAAATATGGCAATAAATTTATTAGATATTAAACCACATAAAGTAAGTCGTGATTTAAGTACATATATTACATATATTTATGGTGCTGCAGGAACTGGAAAAACAACATTAGCATCTCAAATTGATGGAGCATTATTATTAGCCTTTGAAAAAGGATATAATGCAATTCCAGGTATCATAGCATATGATGTTTCTTCATGAGGAGAAATGAAACAAATTTTAAGAGAATTAAAAAAGGCAGAGGTTAAAGAAGTTTATAAATGTATCGTAGTAGATACAGTTGATATCGCGGCCGCCCTATGTGAAAAATATATTTGTGGACAATTAGGTATTGAAAACATTGGAGATGGTGGATGGTCTGTAAATGGTTGGGCTAAAGTTAAAAAAGAATTTGAAGAAGTTTTTAGAACTATTTCTCAATTAGGATATTCATTATTCTTTATATCTCACGCAAAAGATAAAACATTTAAAAGACAAGATGGTACTGAATATAATCAAATTGTAACATCTTTATCTACTGCTTATGATGAGATTATTAAAAATATGGTAGATATATTTGGATATGCTCATAGTGTTGTTGATGCAAATGGAAATTCAAAAGTAATGCTTACTTTAAGGTCTGCGGATAACTCTGTAGATGCAAAAAGTAGATTTAAATATATTGAACCTGAAATTGAATTTAACTATCAATCATTAGAGAAAGCTATTAACGATGCTATTGATAGAGAAGAAAAAGCAAATGGAAATAAAGATTTATTTACTAATGAAAGAAATGTTATTGAAACTAAGGAATTAAATTTTGATGAAGTTAAAGGAAAATTTGAAGAATTAGTAACAAAGATTATAACTTCTCATACTGAAAAAGAAATGGAAGAAGTATGGACACCTAAAATTACACAAATTACTGAAAAGTATCTTGGTAAAGGTAAAAAAGCTAGTCAATGCACAAGAGACCAAGTTGAAATGCTTAATCTTATTGTAATTGATTTAGAAGATTTAATAAAATAGAGGAGTGATAAGAGAAGATATCTAAAGCAAGTTATATCTTCTCTTTTTTGATTTTTATTTAAAATTATGTTATAATATAATAAAGAGAAAAAGAAGGTGTATAAAATATGGCACATTTTGTAACTTGTAAATATTGCGGCAGCCGCTTTGATAGAGATTTAGAACCAGCTATTGAAATTAGTGCTAGAAGGTATGCTCACAAAAGCTGTGCAGAAAAAGTAGAAGCGACAATCCCGCAAGACGAAAAAGATTATAATAACTTAGAAAACTATATAAAAAAAATTTTTAAATTAAAAACATTGTCTGCAAAGATAAGAAAACAAATTAAAGATTATAGAGAAGATTATAATTATACTTATTCAGGTATGTTAAAAACTTTATATTGGTGATATGAAATAAAAGGCAATACCACAGAATTATCAAATGAAGGAATTGGTATAGTACCTTTTGTTTATGATGACGCTTGCAAATATTATTATACACTTTATATGGCAAAAATGGTAAATGATAATATAGTAGAATATAAACCAAAAATAGAAGAAGTAGAGATTGCTTCTCCTCGTGTTTATACAAATCCAATAAAATTATTTAAAATAGATGGCGAAGATGAAAAATAGGAGGGTAATAAATGGCAAAATATATAGATTTATCAGCAACTATTCAAGTAATAGGATGTATTTATCAAAATCCTTCTTTGTTAGATGATGAAAGATATTTTTTTAATGAAGATGATTTTACGGAAGATTTTCATAAAATATTATTTGGTTCTATTTATAATCTTCATGCTCTTGGGGCAAAAGAAGTTAATATTAATACAATAGAAGATTATTTAAAGGATAGACCAAAAAGTTTAGCAACTTATAAAACATATAAAGGAGCAGAATATTTACAAAAAATAACAGAAAATATTCAATTATCTACTTTTGATTATTATTATCAAAGAGTAAAAAAAATGACATTACTTCGTATGTATAGTAATGCGGGAATGGATTTATCTTGGTTATATGATATTAATAATATATTAGATGTAAAAAAGAAACAAGCTCAAGAAGATTGGCTAGATAACTCATCTCTTGATTCAATAGCTGATTTAATAGATAAAAAAATAACTGAAATAAGAATGAAATATGTAGACGATTCAAATGAAGATTTTATTCAAGCTGGAGACAGAATGACTGAATTAATTGAAAATCTACAAAAAAGACCGGAAATTGGATATCCTATGTATGGACCTCTTATTAACACAGTAACACGCGGCGCCCGCCTAAAGAAATTTTATTTAAGGTCTGCGGCAACAGGTGTTGGTAAAACTCGTAGTATGATTGCAGACGCTTGTTCAATAGCATGTGATAAAATATATGATTCAGATTTAGGCAAGTGGGTTGAAAATGGAACTAAAGAGCCTACAATGTTTATTACAACAGAGCAAGAAGTAGATGAAATACAAACTATGATGTTGGCATTTTTATCAGATGTTAATGAAAATCATATTATATATAATGCATATGAAGCAGGGGAACTAGAAAGAGTAGTTTATGCGGCTGAACTTATTAAAAAATGTCCACTTTATATTAAAAAACTACCTGATTTCTCAATGAAAGATATTGAAAATACTATTAAATTTGGTATTAACGAATGGGACGTTAGATATGTATTTTTTGATTATTTACATACATCAATGAAAATATTGAGTGAAGTCACTTCTAAAACTGGAATTAAGGGATTAAGAGAAGACAATGTTTTATTTATGATTTCAATTAAATTAAAAGATATATGTAATGAATATGGAGTATTTATTCTTACAGCAACTCAGCTTAATGCAGATTATACTAGTGCACAACAATATGACCAAAACTTATTGCGTGGTGCTAAATCAATCGCAGATAAAATTGACTTAGGTATGATTATGCTTAAAACAAGTAAAGAAGATAAAGAGGCGTTAAGGGAAGTTATAGCTAGATTTAAATTTGAAGAACCGGCAATTAAAATATCTGTATATAAAAACCGTAGAGGACAATATAAAGATATTTTATTATGGTGTAAAGCAAATCAAGCGACATGCCGCGTAATACCTATGTTTGCAACTGATTATAATTATCAATTAGTAGATTTACCCGATTTTAAGATTAATGTTAATCCTAAACTTCAGGTATCAGCTTTTTAGTTGATTATATAAATAAAATATTATATAATTAATAAAAGGAGTGATTATAAAATGGATAATTTAAAAGAATGGTCAGAAAATATAAAAAACAGTTTAACAATAGAACAAATAAAAGAGTTATTATATGCTTTAGGCGGAGATCCAATCCTTAAAGGAGATTTAATTATGGCGCGAACTATATGCCATGGAGGTCAAAGTCATAAGTTATATTATTATGATAATACGAAATTATTTAGATGCTATACTGAATGTAGTGATACTTTTGATATATATGATTTTATTATTAAAAATAAAAAACATATTGAGAATATCGATTTCACACTAGGTCAAGCTATCCAGTTTGTAATCACTTTTTTTAATTTGACAGT